CTCCACTGAATCTCCTCCCACTCACTTTATAACGTACCTTCCCGTCCTCACAGAACCCAACACCGACATTGTCAAGTTGCATCCGCAGCAATCTGCTTAGCTCCTTGTCATTGCCACTGAGAATAAGGTATATTGAGTGCTCCCATTGAAGCATTGTTCTACTTACGTGCATGTCGAACTTGGTTGCATCAAGTCCTACACACACAGTATCTCCAAATACTTCCCATTTCTGCCTCAAATACCCTGCGATCTGACGTACGTTGAATCCCTTCATCACTACCGGTGTCTCATCTCCGAAAGCCTTTGTTATCGCATCATATAACTTATGCTCATTCGGTTTTAAGTACACTCCAACTCCAATATTATATACTGGTGTTCGCGGTTGAATACATCGGGGTGCTCCACTAGGTTTAACTTTCTCACATTTAACAAACGGATTACTAACTGCATGCTTTTTCAAGACTCCTGTTGAATAAAACTCCGGTAACGCATTAAGATAAATCGTTCGCTTTCGGCCCTGGTACATCTCAACAAATTGTTCAGGGGAAACCTTGGGGGTCCACTTAGATTTTCTTAATAATTTCCGTTTAAAATTCTTTAGGCGCTCCTCAACGAGGGGTAATTTAGGGCAACTGGGCTCGACAAATTTGTCGCCCACCCTACACCTATACATTCGCTCTAATAAAGCGGTAGCTAGAGTTCCTACATCTGGGTCATTTATTTGCAACTTCCTGTCCTCACTGGTGATATTATCGATCCAGTAAGCAGTCCGTTGTCTACAGGGTGCCTGGCTCCGGGTGACAACCATCCTGGAATCTTCATACTTAGGCTGATGCCTGATTCCTGTCACCTTTGCCAAGCCCCCCTACGCGCCGGCATCAAACGTCCACCCTGCCAGACGATTGGCTGCCTCCTCCGTGTTTAACCACGAGGCTGCTCCAATCTCCGCATCACTGGGGACGAATGCTGCTGCAACTATATAGGGTATGACCTTCGCCTGATCAACAGCGCGAACCCCACGTTGCTTCATAAGTTGAGCCACGTATCTGCGTATAGCCATATCATTGGCCTTGGTACGAGCAGGGGTGCCAAA